ACAAGATTCTGAAGATGAAGCGATTCATCCGGGGAATCCAGGGCGGAACATCGGCAGGCAAAACCTATGCAATCATCCCCATCCTGGTTGATATCGCAGCGAAAAACCCATTCAGCGAAATTTCAATCGTTGCCGAATCAATACCACATTTGAAACGTGGGGCAATGAAAGATTTCAAAAAAATCATGTTCGAAACGGGCAGATGGTTTGATGATAGATGGAACGCAACGGATTTCAAATATAACTTTGCCAACGGATCACAAATCGAGTTTTTTAGCGCGGACAATGACGCGAAATTACGTGGCGCCAGGCGTGATTGGCTTTATATGAATGAGTGCAACAACATGAACTTTCATTCATATACCGAATTAGCATCCAGGACAAAGCAGGGCGTTTTCCTGGATTGGAACCCGACAAACCCGTTTTGGTTTCACGATGAATTAATCAATGATCCGGATGTTGATTTCATTATAATCAATTACACCGACAATGAAGCATGCCCGGAATCGGCGTTAAACTTTATTCTGAAGGCAAAAGAAAAAGCGGATGCCGGTTCAGCGTTTTGGGGCAATTGGTTCCGGGTTTACGGCCTGGGTGAAATCGGTTCCCTTGATGGCGTTGTGTTCCAAAATTGGCAACAATGCGAACGCATCCCGGCGGAATCCGAATTCATATCGTATGGCCTGGATTGGGGATTTACAAACGATCCGACGGCATTGGTAGAGGTTTTCCGATATGATGGGAAAATCTACATCAACGAATTGTTGTATCAAACCAAATTAACCAATTCGGAAATTGTCAATCATTTGAAACAATTGGGGGTTAATTCGGCAAAATGCATCGTTGCCGATTCCGCTGAACCGAAATCCATTGCGGAATTGACAAACGCCGGGTTTTATGTTGAAGCGGCCAGGAAAGGCCCGGATTCGATCAAGGCATCAATTGACAGATTGCAGGGTTACGATTTACGAATTACGAAAAATTCGTTAAACTTGATTAAGGAATTGCGCCAATACCGGTGGGCAAAGGATCGCGAAGGCCGTTCATTGAATGCCCCGGAGGATATCCTAAACCATGCCATTGATGCCGTTCGATATGTCGGGTTGAATAAGTTATCCCAATTCGAAGCAATCGGCGAATATTCATTCGCGGATGATGATTACTGATGTGTTGTTAGTTAGTTTTGGCCGGCCTGGGTATTTACCTGGGCCTTTTTTATGGGGTAAAAAAAATATTTTTAAATTATTTGGATAATTAAACAATATTGTTTTATATTTGCTCTATCAAATCACAATTAAAAAACACGTTATGAAACTGATCAAGCAAGAAACCGGAAAAAAAAGCGGCCCAAAGTACATTTATTCAATCGTTGACGAAAACGGAATCGTTTTGGAAACCAGGAAATCAAACAATGAATACGTTGCGGCAACATGTTGCGGAGCATATTTTTTTGGCCGCCTGGATTTGATCGGAAAAGGTCAACATGGTATACGTTTAAACAATTTTGAAAAAGCAATTGCAAAATATTCAAGTTTACCAGGTCATGAAATAAGTGAAAAATATTCCAATTTCACAAACGCGGAACATTTAGAAAGTGCTAAAAAACAATTAAAAAGATTCGAATCAATCGCAAAACTTTAAAACATCAACCCGGCAAAACGCCGGGTTTTTTTATGCCGCAACAAACCGCCGTAAATTGCCACAATAAGCATGAAGTTGCGCGAATATCAACGCCTTTCGGCGTTTTGGAATGATGCGGATGATCAAGTTTCCCAGGTGGCCTGGATCATCATGGATGTTTATTCATTGACATACGATGAAGTAAACAACATGGAACCAAAACGTTTTCTCAAATATTCAAAGCGCATCGGAAAACAATTTAGCAACATCGACAAAAAGCCGTTTTATTCCTGGTTCAAGTTCGAAACCGATGCATCCAAAATAACATTGGGGCAATTCATCGAAGTTCAACATTTCATGAAACAAGGCCAGGTTGATGCAATGCACCTGGTCGGCGCATCAATTTGGAAAGATAAACGCGACCACAAACTGAAATCGGAACTATTGTTAAACACAAACATTCGCCATGTACTTCAAGACATTACGCGTTTTTTTCTTTCGTTTGCTGACCTGGTTAATTCATACAAAGGCTTATTTGAAGCGGAAGAAAGCGAAGATGAATCAGATGAATTAGCCAAACCCGAAAAGCCGCATCCGTTTGTCGATCAATACGGATGGTTTTTTTCCGCAAAGCAAGTGGCGGAATATGAAGGGATCACATTGGCCCAGGCGTTTGATTTGCCTATCATCCAGGCGTTTAATGATCTTGCATATTTGAAGGCGTTTCAATCATACCAAAAACATTTGAACAAATAATGGCATCATTTGCAAAAATACAACATGAGGCGTTGGCGGATGGGTTCATTGATCTATTGGGAGAAGATACATCCAAATTTCAAAAGATTGAATTAAAGGATGTCAACAATACGATTGAGCAATTGGCGGCCAGGTACATTGATATTGTTTCGGACAAGATCAATGAAAAGGATGTTGTTTCATCCGGGCGCATGGCGGATTCAATGCAGCCAACGGATGTTTCATTTGATGGCAGAACATACACCATAGGAATAACCGCGCCGGAATATTCAACCTACCAGGATGAAGGGGTTAACGGATGGGCCGTCGATCGCGGATCAAGGTTTTCATTCAAAACGCGTGGCGTTGATCCCAACGGCGCAATGGTGAAATCGGTTAAAGCATGGATTGCGCGCGAAGGCGCATCCGCCCGGAACGTTTCAAGGGCGGTTTCAGCAAGGGAGGCCAAAGGCAAACAAATGATGGATGCATCAACACGCGCCGCCGTTACCGCGTCATATTTCATAAAACGTAAAGGAATAAAACCGCGCAAATTTTGGAAACAGGCAACCGATGAATTTCAATCAACCATTGAATCTGAATTGGGTGTCGCGTTAAAAATTGACATAATAAACAATATTACACAATGACATTCGAATTCACACCCGTTCAATATTCAAGCGTAAACGATCCATTGGTGTATGTTGTTTACGATGCGCACGCGGCAAGCCCGATAACATATCCAAATTATAAATATGTGGCGGAACTTGAAATCAATGGCGTTCAAGTTTTCAAAGGAAAGTATTTCCCACACCCAACATCAAACCGCGGTATTATTGACCTGGGATCGGTGATCCGCGAATATTGCGTCCAATCATTCAACGCATCCGTTGGCGGTGCAATGGAGGCCGATGAAATGGGCGAAGGTGAATGGCGCGTTTCATGCGTTGTTAAAATCCGCGAGGAGTACGGAACAACAACATCGGCCGTATTGGTAACGGATTCATCAAGGGTTTATTTCAATTATTATAACGGCCGATATCCTGGTTTTGAATCATTGTCCAATTATGATGATGATGTTTTATCCGATCGCCCGGCAAATATCAACCTAACATTTACAACGGGTAATTATTTCATCCCATACTTTGCCGAGGTTTCAACCGCGTTCAATGTTGTTGTAACCGGTGGCACATCGACCAGGACAAAGACAATAACACCAACGGCGGCAAATACAATGCAATTGATCAACATATCGCCATCGGCCATCAACGATGAATACCCTGGCAATTTCACAACATCAACGACGCAATATTCCGTCGCCATCGGTTCCAAAACCTATGTTGTGAAAATACTTTGTGAGGGATTGTATAAAAACTACAATGTTCATTTTTTGAATAAATGGGGCGGATACGAAACCATGATGTTCAACAAGGTATCGAGGAAAACATACGATGTTGAACGAAAAACATTTAAACAATTACCTTACCGCGTAAGTTCATCCGGGGCCGTTTCGGTTCTGAACAATTACACAATGTACAAGCAAACAACACAATTCGGCGGAAGGTTCCGCGAAAAGTTGCGTTTGAATACCGATTGGCTTACCGATGCCGAATACCAATGGTTAGCACAATTGGCAACATCGCCGGAGGTTTACATTGAGGATGAAGGGGAATTGTATCCGGTGATCATGACGGCAAACAATTACGAATTCCGGGAACACATTGTTGATGGGTTGATCAACTTGATGATTGAGGTTGATTTTGGTGTAACATACAAAACACAATTCCAATGATCCAATTGTTTGTTGAAAAACAAGAGATTGATGTAAATGAATCGTTTAGCACATTGCTAACAATGTCGATTGATGATATTAAAGATTTTGGCGCGAAAAACACAACGTTTTCCAAAACGATTGTTTTACCGGGTACAAAAAACAATAATAAGATATTCGGAAACATTTTCAACATCAACGCGCGCAACGATTACAATCCGGCGGAATTAAACATCGGAGCAAATTTTAACCCTGCCATTTCAGCCGATGCGATAATATTTGCAGACAATATGCAAGTTTTCAAAGGTGTTTTCCGTATCCTGGAAATCATTATTGAGGATGGATTTATAGAATATGAATGCGCAGTATTCGGAGAATTGGGCGGTTTTGTTTCGGCGTTGGCAAATAAAAAAATCGAGGATTTAGATTTCAGCGCATACAATACAACGTGGAATTCAACCAACATATCCGCATCATGGGATACCATCGCCGGTTCCGGATTGTATTTTCCGCTGATTGATTATGGTGGCGTTTCAACGAATAAAATTGATTTTGATTTTACGGCGTTTCGCCCGGCGTTATACGTACGGGAAATATTGGAGAAAACGATAACCGCCTCCGGATACACATGGGATTTCCCGGCGTTATCATCGGCATTGTTCAATAGGTTGATTGTTCCGCATAATCAAAAAAACCTTTACCGATTTAATTCAACGGCGTTTCAAGCAACGCCAACAACAACAAATTACCTTTCGGCGCAACCGATTGTTTTTTCCGTTTCAACGTTGGGAGATTTTACGGCAAGCGGTGGCAATACTATTTTCACATACGGCGGCGCATCGGCAATAACAACAAACATAATCCTGGAAATTGACGCCGTTATAAACACGATTGATCCGGTATTGAATACCTTCCGGGTTAATTTGCAGAAAAACGGAACAACGATTTCAACCGCCGCCGATGTTGTTTCATATACGCCAGGATATGCAACAATCTTGATTTTGTCCGTTAACAACATCACAATCAACCCGGCGGATACATTATCGGTTCAAGTCAGCGCAAATATTAGTGATTACACAATAAGTACCGGAACTTTGTTTCAGATTGAAACAACAACACCGGGTTTGGTTTCCATTGGATATGGCGATACAATCGTGGTGAACGACACCATCCCGAAGGGGGTTTTTCAAAGGGAATTTTTTTCGACAATATGTAAAATGTTTAATCTTTACGTTTTCGAAGATTACGAAACGGAAAAGAAATTAAAGGTTTTGCCATTCGTTACATTTTACGAGGATGCCGATTCGGTTGATTGGTCATTGAAGGTTGATCGTTCCAAACCGATGCGCATCAAGCCAATGTCCGAATTGAATTCGCGTTACTACAATTATAAATACAAACAGGATAACGATTTTTATTCAGAAAACTATCGAAAGAAATTTAATGAAGGGTATGGCGATTTTATTTTCGATACCGAATTCGAATTCGCAAAGGAAACAACATCGGTTGAATTGATTTTCGCCAATTCGGTTTTGACCAGGATAACTGGTGTTGATAAAACAGTTTCATCAATTTATAAATTATCAAACGAAAACACAAAAGAGGATCGCATCGATTCGGTAATTCGTATCATGCAAGCAAAGAAAATCACCGGTGTAACATCATGGAAACTTAATCATCCGTCCGGTCATGATACATACACCGCATACGGATACGCCGGACATTTGAACGATCCAACAACGCCAACATTTGATTTGTGTTTTTCACCTCCGCAGGAGTTATCATTTACAATTGCCACATACACCGCTAATAATTTATTCAATACTTATTGGAGTACCTACATGGCCGAAATTACCGATAAGGATTCCCGGTTGTTGACATGCACCATGAAATTGGCATTTAAAGACATTTATAAATTGGATTTTTCGCGGTTGATTTGGATTGATGGCGTTTTGTATCGTTTAAACAAGATCACAGATTTTAACGCAACGAATGAGGATATTTGCGGCGTTGAATTATTAAAAATAATTAATCGAATTTATTAATCATGGCAGACATAAACATAAAAGCGCAGTTACAGGTTGACACAGGGAATTCGGCGCAAAGCATAGGAAAAACCCAGGACGCGCTCAAAGGCGCATCAACGCAGACAAAGGATGCCGGTAATTCATTCGGTAAATTAAAGGGCGAATTGGGCGCGTTATCACCGGCATTGGGACAGGCATCGCAGGGCGTTGGAGCATTGACGCAGGCTTTCAATATCTTGAAAGCAAATCCGATCATCGGCGTTTTTGCATTGCTTGCCGGATTGGTTGTGGCGTTGTTCCAAAAGTTCAAACAAATGGAGGGCGTTTCCGATGCATTGGGTAAGGCATTCGGCACATTGTCCGGCGTGTTCAATACATTCATCACCGGATTTTTAACGCCGTTGATTGATGGATTTGTTTGGTTGATTGAAAATGTTTCGGGCGGATTGATTAGCGTTTTATCTGCGTTGGGTGTAACAACGGAACAAACGGCGCAACGTTTTGGAGAAATCACAGAGGCCCTGGATGATCTCGAAGATGCGCAAAGGAATTCGGCAATCGCAACGGCGGAGGCAAACCGAAGGTTGCAAGATGCGCGCGAAATCGCCGCGGATGCAAATTTGCCAATTCGTGATCGGATCGCGGCATTGAAAGAGGCCGCCCGGATTGAACGTGAGGAATCGCAAAAGGTGATTGAAATTAACCAAATGAAAGCCAGGCTGACAATGGAGGCGATGGCAATGGAGTTAGGCGCGCGTGGCGATTTGATTGCAAAGATTCGTGAGGGTTCAATCGAGCAATTGAAGGCTGCCAGGTTGGAATTGCAGAACATGAAAAACGTGGACAAGGATAAATTGTCCGCGATTGATAACATGATCATCGCAGCCGAAAATGAAGCGGCATCGATGGCGAAGATTGCGAAAAAAACACAATCGCAAATCACATCGATTGAAAAAGAGGAAAGCGATAAACGCATTGCAAAGCGTAAAGAGGAAGCCGATAAAAAGAAAGCAATCGCAGAACAGGAGGAACGCGATCGCCTGGCATTGGTTAAAATCCAATATGAAACACAAAAAGAGATTTCCGATAATAATATCAAGTTAGCGCAACAACAAACCCAAAAAGAAAAGGCCGACCTGGAAGCGGAAAATGCAGAGTTCCAAAAGCGAATGGACGCAGAAACAGAGGCGGAAAATAAAGCATACGATGCAGCGCAAAAGAAAAAAAATGATGCTGCAAAATTAGAAAAGGATCAAGCCGATGCCGTATTATTATACGAGCAACAGAAACGCGATACCTATAAAATGACCGGCGAAACATTAGGGGCATTGGGCGACCTGGTCGGAAAACAAACCATTGCCGGCAAAGCGTTGGCAATATCGCAGGCGTTGATCAATACTTATTTGGGTGTAACCGAGGTTTTACGAAACAAAACAGTAATCCCGGAGCCATTCGGAACCATTCAAAAAGTTGCATCCGTTGCAACGATTTTGGCATCCGGTTTTTCGGCCGTTCGAAACATTGGCAGAACCCAGGTTCCAGGCGGAGGCGGAGGTGCAACACCAACAATGGCAAGCGTGGCCGCGCCCGTTGCGCCACAATCAACCGCGACATCATTAAGCGCATCAACGATTCAGAACATCGGAAACGCCGCCGCCGGGGGTGTTAATCGCGCCTATGTATTAGATTCGGATATTAGGAATTCCGATGAAAGAAACGTAAGATTGCAACGCGCGGCACGTTTAGGATAACAATAAAAATAATATAAATGAAAAAATTACCTGTTTATGAAATGATGATTTCCGATGATATGGATTCGGATTTGATGGTCGATTTCATCGCCCTGGTTGATCGCCCGGCGATTAAAAAAGATTTTGTAAAATTCAATGATCAGTTTGTGGAGCCGGAAAAGGGTGAACGCAAAGATGATTTTATTCCGCGTTGCATTTCATACGTTGTAAGTGAGGGCAAGGATGCCGGGCAAGCGGCCGCGATTTGTTATTCAATGTGGGATCAGCATTTCGCGGAGGGCGTTGTTCATTATACAAAGGCCGGCAAACCATACACCGGGCCAACGCATTTGGATTCAACCGGCCGATTGATGTCCGGTGCCGTTCATTCTGAGGATAGCGTTTATTTATACCATGAAGGCGAATTTGCGGAATCCTGGAATGATTATCCGGAGGCGGCCGTAGAGAATGCGAAAACGGCATTGCGTTGGGTTGAGGAAAACGGATGGGGTGAATGTGGCGAGGCGACCGGAAAAATTCGCGCATCGCAAATCGCAAATCGCGAAAAGTTAACGCGCGAAACAATCGCTAGGATGTCGGCGTTTCAAAGGCATAAACAGAATTCCGATCGCCCATTGGGTGATGGTTGTGGCCGGTTGATGTGGTTATCATGGGGCGGCGATGAAGGTATCGCCTGGGCAGAAAGGAAATTAAAGGAAATCGACCGCGCAACGTTTGCCATTCAAGATGAAGAAAAGCGAATCATATCCGGGCCATTGATGATCGCGAATCAAAGAATTTTCAGAACCGATCCGGAGTTGGGTGATTATGAAGTATTTTTTTCGCCGGAAACAATCAAAAAAATTGCGATCAAGATGGCGAAAAAAGGATTTCACAACAACGTTAATTTGATGCATAACGCCGAAATGAAGGTTCC